ACTTGTTGGATGTAATCATTAACTCAGTCAAGAGAAAATGCTTGACTATCTCTTGTTGAAATAGTACCTCATCATCTACGGAGTAGGTGCATTAATAGGTCTGCTGATTGTGGTGCTGACATGGTTGAATAGTGGTTAAATTCAGGTACTTCCTATGATGTTTTTGACGTGCTTGACGATATTTTCTTTTTTAGGTCAGATTATAACGGTGTATGGTTGACGGTCTAAGTAAGTTACTCACTTTCAAGCGATGTATTTTCTGATTTCTTCTTCTGTTGCTCATTCATCTTCCATTTGTTTTGCCTTTTTTGCGTGCTTTTCCATAAGAGCATTTGTTCTTGCTGAGTTTTCCTCATCTGCGTAGAGCTTTTGAGTGATAGGATCAAACTGGAACACGATCTCTATGTTGTTGATGTTTACCAAATAAGGGTATCTTGTAATACCTTTATGCAATGGGGTTACTCTCACTTCCATATGATACAACTCTTTTGCATAAATGATCTTGTCTTTTGGTCTGATTCAGATTATTTTAAATTTCATTTGTTAGATAATAATAAATTACTCTTATGTAATACCTCAATAAAGTATTAATTAAGAGAGGGAGCTTTTTATAGCCCCCTAACTAATTAGAATGTTGATGATGCAATTTCAACTCTAACCATGCATTTAGCATTGTCAGCGAATGTCTTTGTACCATATAATACACCGTTTTGGATGTTTACACCGATTCTTTCAGGGTGGTCTACAACTTTAACATCTGGAGTTCTTTGCATTACAAGAGTAGTACATTTCTTAGCTACACCGAATACACAAAGTTGTTTTTGTAAAGCTGCTGTCCATACGTCAGCACCTGCAGACAATGTTTCAGAAACAGACAATGTACCAGCTCCTTTGAATGTAACAGTCAAAGTGTTTGCTGTGTCGTCGTTTACTGCTGTAGCTCTAGCCTGGAATCTTCTCAAACTCATTCAAGTTAAAGCAACACCGTTTGCAGTTGTTGTTTGTGGTGCGTTGATAAGTGCAGCAAGATTTGCTCTAGTTGCATCAGCAGAACCACCGATCAACACATTACCTGCAGTTGTTCCGATAGAAGAAACAAATGTAAATACTTGACCTTGAATTGTTACAGTTTCAGTATTTGAAGGGTTTGTAGCAAGTGCTAAGACTGCTGAACCTGTCAAAGAGTTAGATGTAAACAATTTATATCATGAGATCTTTGTGAAGTAACCATTTTCAGATACTTTGTCACCGAGATCAGTAACTTTAGCACCGTAGTAAAGTGAGATGATTTCTTCAACTTCTGGAGAGATTACTCAAACTTTGTCCATATCAGTAACATTTTGCTTAGCTAGCTTTTTAGTAGAAGCTGTGAAAATGTTAAGGATGTTAGATGAAGTCATTGCAATACCTTGTCAAGCTGTACCTCATACATCTCTAGCATCTACTAGGTTTGCAGCGTTTACTACTTCTCAAAGAACATCTGAATCAACTTGATTCTTCAATTTTTCAGCGTAATCACGTCAGTAATTAGCAGCTGCATCGTAGTTGTTTTGGATCTTGTCAAAATCGTGGATGTGTAACAATTCTCCAAACTGTCTGTTAACTGTCAAAGTTTCAGCAGTATCAGTTTCGTTGTTATATGACATATTTGCTCATCTTGTGATGATTCATGGTACATCATCTGGACTTGAAGAACGGTAAGTTCTTTGTAGTGTTTGACCACTTGTTAATTGTGAATTGAAAGATGTATCAGCAATTTCCATTGCTACATTCTTTTTGTAGAATACCTCCTGTTGCTCCTTAGCCCAAACTGTTTTAAAGGATGCTGTAAAGTTGTTTACGCTCATTTGTAAAGGGAATAATTAAATTAAATTTCCCCTAGTGTTTCGAATTTAGATCAACCTTTTAAGTTTGATTTTTTCCATTCTGCATATTCTGCGGATGTCATATCTTCAATAGATTTTTGCTTTGTTTCAAGCTGTCTATCTCACATTAACTTGGAATCCTTAGCAAGTTTTAACTTGTCTTTAGATCAGAACTTATATTTCTCGATCACATCTTCAAACGCTAGGTTCTCAGCTTTCGCAATCGTAGTGATTGCATCTCAAAACTTTTCAAGTTCTGGATTATATATTAACAACTCTTTGAATTTGTTCTCTTGTTCAATTTGTTGTTTTAACGACATGATGTCGTCTTTTTTTACAAATCAGTTTGATTCAATCCATGTGCGGAGAGCTTCCTCATCGACAGATGGTTGTTCTTGTGGTTTGCTTTTGAGTTCTGCAAGTTCTTGAGCTTTACGAGTGTAGTCACTTTGAAGGCTTTTGTACTTGCTTTCTCGGTTTTCCGCTTGTCAGTCCGTGTTTAGAGTTTGATCGTGATCAATTGTTCCGTCGGTTGTTGTCATTTGGTGAATAATAGATGTTAAATTTTCATACGTTCCAGAAAGTCGAGGAATTGAATGGATTGATCGTATTTAGCTTGCCAATAGCGTATCTCATCTATTGGGGTGCTTTTAGATCAAAGCATTTGTAATGCATTGTCTGACTCAACCTCTCGATATGTAATAATATGATTGAACCCCTCCTTGTTTCTGATAGCGTTGATAGCATTCTTTTGACTGTCATAATACTGTGCTTGCTGATCTTCGGATTGAAGCAGTCAAAGTAATTTAAGTACATTACGGCGGATCTCTAAATGTTTCATGTGCTATAAGGTATAAAGTGTAGTTTTACTTCTTCGGAAGATTTTATAGTAATTGTGGTAATTGTTCAGGTTTTTGTTGTGGCATTGGTATTTGTCAACCTCCACCTTGTTGCGGTAACTGTGGTACTTCTGACTTAAATAGTTTCTTTTTGTCTACTCATTCAAACGTTGACATCATCTCCTCATATAAGTATTTAAGATCAACTGGCACACCTGCCTGTGTTGCTTGTGTTGATAAGTTCCATTGTGCGATTGCAGATTCTCTTCTTGTTTCTTCACTATCAAATGATGATGATCAAGCTTCAACAACAATAGAATATCTTTCGATTGCGTCTCTCATTGCCTCCTTATTTACCTCTCGGAATCATGTACCGTCTGATTTTTTAATCATCAGATTATTCTCCATATTCTCGAAAGTAAACTGTAGAAGTTTATAAGCTAATCTAGCAACTCACTCTTCGAAGTGCTTTCTTGTCTCATCCATTACACTATTGTTTTCAAATGCTTTTATTTTAGCACCTGTAGCAGTATTAGTGAGTGATTGTTGACTAAGTGGTTGAGCTGTGTCGATTGTAAATGTATTAGCTTGTATCTGTCTTTCGAAATCGTTTTGCTCTTGGAAGTATTCATACGGTAGAGCGTTCTTTTTGATTTGGATGAGGTTAGCTTGTGCAGTTGGTCAATCCTTTGTTGTAGGTATAATTTGTCACGGTGCAGAGCTGAGTTTCCTAGGGTCAATTCAACTATTTACTGACCGTATCCATTGATCGTTTAATTGAAGATTAATATAGTTACTTGCTTGGTTCTTTTTATAGTTCATTTCGTCTTGTAGGCCTAAGATAGGTTCTACAAATCATGTTGAAAAGTATGTTTCTGTATCTTCAAAGCATCTGATATCCTCAAACGGTATAGATGAAATCTCATCAGCGTATACAAGTACTGTGTCGTTTACCGTCCAAAACTCGTATAGTCTTTCGCCCGATAGATCATCGTTATTACTTAGGTCAAATAATCAATAATAACATTTGATCTCAAGTTTATCTGGTCTAATTCTTGATTGAGTTGTTACATTAAGTCAAGTCAACTGGTATACTCTTTGTTTATACCCTTCCATATCTTCGTTATATGTTGCAAGAGCTACAAGCTCTCAAAGGTTCATATATTTAGATTTGTTTTTAGAAAAGAATGATAATCTGACGTTTCTTGCAACCTCGATGATACTTGGCATATCCTCAAATCTAAGGTAGCGAGGGTCATAAAATACATCTGTCCAGCTTTTAGCTTCAATTGTTGGATATTCTCCACTAATCTTTTCTTGGATTTGCTTTTGTACTGATTCGATTTCATTTCAAAACTCATCAACCTCAACCGCTTTTACTTTCTCTTGTGTTCTTGAAATATCGTATTTATATCCTACTTTTACCCAACCGTTACCATATCTAACCATGTTTTTCGCCCAGAGTCTGAGTGTTTCTCTCATATCTTGCTTTTTAAATACTTCTGATAGATAATCACGGATGGCATCAGCCATTACTGACACATCTTTTCACTCCTCGAGCATATCAGACGCTTTATAGCTTACAAGCCACTTAGGATCTCTTGAAATAATTCTAGGTAATACCTTGTTTTCGATCTCGTGTGCCTTATTTACTTTAAAGGTTGTTTCTCGTGGTCTTCTTTCATTTCTAACACCCAAAAAAGAGCTTACACCTTTGTATATTCTCTCCATTCTTTCCCTATATGATGCCATACTATCTTCATAGTTCGTGAATGTTTCTCTAATATGGTCAATCACTCTGGCTTGTTGCTCGATTGTTAGCTTTAACATGATATTAATATAATTAAAACTTTGTTTTATCCTAATTTATACAATCATAGGGTTACCGTATTCGTCCCATGCCATTTGAATTTCTCTTCTTGCTCAATTGTTTGGTTGTAGCTCATACAATGAATAAAGCATCTGCACGGAGTCAATACGATCATCATTTTTACCTCTTGGGAATCTTTTTAACTCCAATTCGTAGTCTGCTAGCTGCAAGTTGTGGTAAATTAAACCGTTTCTATATAGTGGCACAAGCTTTCTGAGTTTAGATAGTTTATCCCCTGATTGTGTTATGTCCTCAATATTTGCAAATAATCACCTTCTTTGAAGTTCTTGTTTTAAGTATGTTGCAATCATTGATTGAGCTTGGAACGCTTCAATTCAAACCTTTTCAGGTTGTCGTTTTTGGATATGGTATATGATTTTCTCTTGTAGTATATCAGCTGTGAACTTTCAAGCTGTTTGCTCGAGGATATATAGTTTGCTATCAATAAATCATCATGTAGTAATACAAGAATTATCATTGTGTTGACCTTGTTTAAACGCTGGATCAACTGTTGTGAATATTCTAAGTCATGATGGTGTTGGTGTGAGTTCTGTTCAATGGTACCTAAACCATTCTTCGTGGAATTCTTGAGTTTCTTTATTGGTTGGCTCTTGTTGCATCTGTGATGAAAATGTTTGTGG